GATGATTCGGATGTTACAAAAAGAAACGCCAATGGACAGACTCGTTCAGGACTCTATTCTTTGTTCATACCTATGGAATGGAACTACGAAGGATACATTGATTCTTATGGCTTACCTGTATTCGACACACCAAAAAACAAAGTCGAGGATCCACACGGAACAAGAATAACGCAAGGTGTAATAAATTATTGGAACAATGAGGTTGAAGGTTTAAAAGACGATCAAGACGGTTTAAATGAATTTTATAGACAGTTTCCACGTACAACTAAGCACGCATTTAGAGACGAGTCTAAACAATCCTTGTTTAATCTAACAAAAATATATCAACAAATAGATCATAATGAAGATAATAGAAACTCATTAAACGTAACAAAAGGTAGTTTTCAATGGGAAAATAGCCAAAAAGATACTAGAGTTGTTTTTATGCCAAGTAAAAACGGTAGGTTCTTAATAACATGGGTTCCGCCATCTCACTTGCAAAATAAAAGATATATAAAAAATGGAGTTAATTATCCTGGAAATGAACACTGTGGAGCATTTGGTTGTGATCCATATGATATATCAGGTACCGTAGATGGTAAAGGTTCTAATGGAGCTTTGCATGGTTTAACAAAATTTAGTTTAGAAGAGGTTCCACCCAATCATTTCTTTTTAGAATATATAGCTAGACCTCAAACTGCTGAAATATTTTTTGAAGATGTATTAATGGCTTGCGTATTTTATGGTATGCCAATATTAGCAGAGAATAATAAACCAAGATTATTATATCATTTTAAAAGAAGAGGTTACAGAGGTTTTGCAATGAACAGACCTGATAAAAAAATAAATAAATTATCTATAACAGAAAGAGAAATAGGTGGAATACCAAACTCTAGCGAAGATATAAAACAATCTCACGCTTCTGCAATAGAAACATATATAGAACACTTTGTTGGATTAAAGGAAAGTGGATATGGAGATGTTTATTTCCAAAGAACATTAGAAGACTGGGCTCAATTTAACATAAATAATAGAACAACACATGATGCTTCTATTAGTTCAGGCTTAGCTTTAATGGCTTGCAATAAACATAGATATTCTCCAGTAAACAAGATAGAGTTACCCTCGATTGATCTTGGTATAAAAAAATACGATAACAAAGGAACTACATCAAAAATTATAAGTTAATGAATATATATACTAACACCAATAGTGCTTTCCCTAGTCAAGTAGTGAGTGATGCAGAAAAAGCAAGTATTGAATACGGTAGTCAAGTAGCTATGGCTATTGAATACGAGTGGTTTCGCTCAGGAAGAACTGCTGGTAATAGATACTTAACTAATTGGAATAATTTTCATGATTTAAGGTTGTATGCTCGTGGAGAACAAAGTATACAAAAATACAAAGATGAATTATCTATAAATGGTGATTTATCTTATTTAAATTTAGACTGGAAGCCAGTTCCAATATTATCTAAGTTTGTTGATATAGTTGTAAATGGTATATCCTCAAAAACATATGATATAAAGGCATACGCTCAAGATCCTTCTTCTGTAAAGAAAAGAACAGAATACGCTTCTAAGCTACAAGAAGATATGGTTGCTAAAGAATTTTTAGATGGACTAAAGTCTACGCTAGGTATAGATTTATATCAAAGTCCAAACCCAGAAACAATACCTGAAACTCCAGAAGAATTAGAGTTACATATGCAACTTTCTTACAAGCAGTCTGTTGAAATAGCAGAAGAAGAAGCTATATCTACTGTTTTAGCTCAAAACAAATACGATTTAATAAGACGTAGAATAAACATGGATCTTACAACAATAGGTATTGCTGCTAGTAAAACTAGCTTTAATATAGCCGAAGGTGTTACTGTTGACTATGTAGATCCAGCTTATATGGTTTATTCTTACACAGAAGATCCAAACTTTGAAAATATATATTACGCTGGTGAATTAAAATCTATAACAATACCTGAGCTTAAAAAAGAGTTTCCCAACATATCCAGTGAAGAGCTGGAAAGAATACAAAAAATGCCAGGCAACAGATCTTATGTTACTGGTTGGGGTGATTACGACGAAAACACTGTTCAAGTATTATATTTTGACTACAAAACGTATCACAATCAAGTTTTTAAAATAAAACAAACTGATCAAGGTTTAATGAAAGCCTTAGAAAAACCAGACACGTTTAATCCACCGGAAAATGATAACTTTGAAAGAGTATCTAGGTCTATTGAGGTTTTATATAGTGGAGCAAAAATATTAGGTACAGACACTATGTTAGAGTGGAAGTTGTCAGAAAACATGACTAGACCTCACGCTGATACAACTAGAGTAGAAATGAATTACGCTTTATGTGCACCTAGAATATATAAAGGTAGAATAGAATCTTTAGTAAGCAAGTGCGTAGGTTTTGCTGATATGATACAATTGACTCATTTAAAGCTGCAACAAGTTTTATCTCGTATGGTGCCAGACGGTGTGTATTTAGATATGGACGGACTTGCAGAAGTTGATTTAGGTAATGGCACAAACTACAACCCTGCAGAAGCACTTAATATGTACTTTCAAACTGGTTCTATTGTAGGTAGATCTTTAACTCAAGAAGGTGAGTTCAACCAAGGTAAAGTACCTATACAAGAACTTAATAGCTCAAGTGGTCAAGCTAAAATAGCGGCGCTTATACAAACGTATCAGTATTATTTACAAATGATACGCGATGTAACCGGACTTAACGAAGCAAGAGATGGCACTACGCCAGATAAAGGAACTTTAGTAGGTTTGCAGAAAATGGCCGCTAACGCATCCAATGTAGCTACTAGACATATAAAGCAGTCTAGTTTATATTTAACTCTTAGAATAGCAGAGAACATAGCCTTAAAACTAGCAGACGCACTGCAGTTTCCATTAACTAAAAACGCTTTACAAAACTCTATATCAACATATAACATAAAAACTTTAGAAGAAGTTGCTAGGTTAAATCTTCATGACTTTGGTATATTTTTAGAACTAGAGCCTGATGAAGAAGAACAAGCGAAATTAGAAGAAAATATACAAGTTGCTTTGCAGAAAGGTGGCATTGATTTAGAGGATGCTATAGATTTAAGGCAAATAAAAAACCTTAAATTAGCTAATCAAATGCTTAAAATTAAGCGTAAGAAAAAAGCTAAACAAGACCAAGCAGCTCAACAAGCAAACATAAAAGCACAGGCAGATGCTCAAGCAGAAACAGCAGAAAAAACAGCTATGGCTGAAGTGCAAAAGCAAGAAGCCATATCTGGATCTAACGTTCAGTTTGAGCAAGCTAAGTCTCAATTTGAAATGCAAAGGATGCAAATTGCTGCTCAGATAAAGCAACAAGAAATGAAAATACAACATCAGTATGACTTAGAGCTTAAGCAGATGGATATTCAGCAAATACAACAAAAAGAAGATAAAATAGAAAACCGTAAAGATCAAAGAACTAAAATACAGGCTACACAACAAAGTGAGATGATAAGTCAAAGGAATAATAAAACAGCTCCTATAGATTTTGAAGCCCCAAACACTGCTAAGCAGTTTCCAACAGTTTTATAACTGTTTATTAATTATTTAATTATATTATATTATGTCAGAAGAAGTAAAAACAAATGAACCTGTTAAACAGGAAGGTGAGTTTAAATTAAAAAAGAAAACACCTAAAAAGTTTGCAAAAACAAGTAACGAACCTGTTAAAGTAAACGTCAAAGAACCTTTGGTTGAATTAGAATCAGAGATTAAAAAAGTAGTAATACCTAAAAAAGAAGAAGATGCCATTCAAGTCGGAGAAACAGAGGAAGTATCTGTGGAAGAACCATCCGGAGATAGCACAAAGGTGGGAGAACCTATACAAGAGTCCAACGAGGATGTTGAAGGGTTTTCTCCAATCAAAGAAGTCGAAGTAAAAGAGGTTGAACAAGAATTAGAAAAAGCTATACAAGAAGAAAAAATACTTGGAAAAGCTTTACCAGAAAACATTGAAAAACTAGTTTCTTTTATGGAAGAAACAGGTGGAACTATTGAAGATTACACAAGATTAAATGCTGATTATTCTTCAGTAGATGAAAATATATTATTAAAAGAGTATTATAAAAAATCTAAACCTCATTTAGATGATGAGGAAATAAACTTTATCATGGAAGATAATTTTTCATTTGATGAAGATATAGATGAACAGCGAGAAGTCCGTAAAAAGAAACTCGCAAAAAAAGAAGAAATTGCAAAAGCTAAAAACTTTTTAGAGGAAACGAAGAAAAAATATTACGACGAAATCAAGTTGAGACCCGGCGTTACTCAAGACCAAAAAAAAGCTACAGACTTTTTCAATAGATACAATAAGCAGCAAGAAAAAGCAGAGCAACAACACGCAAGGTTTAAAGAAGATACTAAACAACTGTTTAACAACGAATTCGAAGGTTTCGATATAAAAGTTGGAGAAAAAAGTTATAAGTATAATATTCAAAATCGAGACAAAGTTGCAGAAAACCAATCAAGTATTAACAACCTAGTCGGGAAGTTCCTAGACTCTGAAGGTAATGTTAAAGACACGAAAGGTTATCACAAAGCTATGTACGCCGCTGATAACGTAGATAAAATCGCCGCTCATTTTTATGAACAAGGAAAAGCTGATGCCATTAAAGACGTTGTTAATAAATCAAAAAATCCAAGTGATTCTCTAGCTAGAAAGTCTCAAGGTGATGTGTTTATTAACGGTTTTAAAGTTAAAGCTATTAGTGGTGCAGATTCTACAAAACTTAAAATAAAAACAAAAAAATTTAACTAATTAAAAACTTAAAATTATGAGTTTATCTCCACAATTCGGAGGGTTAATCCCTTCACAAGTTCAGGAGGTATTGAACAGCAACTACCTACAATTTAACGGTGGTGGTGGTGCTGGTGATACAAACACCTTTGCACAACAATACTTACCTGAAGTATACGAACAAGAAGTAGAGCGTTATGGAAACAGAACGTTATCTGGATTCTTAAGAATGGTTGGCGCTGAAATGCCAATGACATCTGATCAAGTAATTTGGTCTGAGCAAAATAGATTACACATCGCTTACACAGGCGTTGGTGTAGCTGTTGGACCAGGTGCTGGAAATGACACAGCTATAACTTTACCAGCTGCACAAGCTAACGTTGTTTCTATTAACGATACAATTGTTATTTTAGATCCTGTAACTGGAGCTGAAGCTAAAGCTATTGTACAAGATTCTGGTGCTTACACAGCTTCTGGACTTGGTGCTCAACTTCTTACTGTACAAACTTTTGATAATGTAGCTCTTATCCCTGCAAACGGATGGTCAGCTGCTTTAGATAAAAAAGTATTTGTATACGGTTCTGATTACAGAAAAGGAACTGATACTGTTCAAGGTAGCGTTACTGCTTTAAACCAAGGACGTATAAGTGTTGATCCTCAGCTTACACAATACTCTAACTCACCAATCATATTAAGAAGCCAGTACGTAGTATCTGGATCTGATATGGCTCAAATTGGATGGGTAGAAGTTGCAACTGAAGACGGAACATCTGGATACTTATGGTACTTAAAAGCTGAGTCTGAAACAAGACTACGTTTTGAAGATTACCTAGAAATGAGTATGGTAGAAGCTGAATTTAACCAAGTTGGTGGTGCTGCAGGAGTTGCTGCAAGCCCAGGATCTGAAGGTTTATTTGCTGCTATCCAAGCTAGAGGTAACGTACAATCAGGATTTACAGCTGCTGCTGGTCTTGATGAGTTCGATGCTATTCTTAAAAACTTAGACACTCAAGGTGCTATTGAAGAAAACATGCTTTTCTTACAGAGACAAACTGCTCTTGATTTTGATGATATGCTAGCTAGCATCTCTGGTGGATACGCTGGAGGAACTGCTTTTGGTTTATTTGAAAATTCAGAAGAAATGGCTCTTAACCTTGGATTCTCAGGATTCAGAAGAGGTTCTTACGATTTTTACAAAACTGATTGGAAATACTTAAATGACGCTTCTACACGTGGTGCTATCAATGGTATTAATTCAATTGAAGGCGTATTAATTCCTGCTGGAACTTCAACAGTATATGATCAAATCTTAGGAACTAATATCCGTAGACCTTTCTTACACGTACGTTATAGAGCTTCACAAGCTGACGACAGAAGAATGAAGTCTTGGTTAACTGGTTCTGCTGGTGGTGCATTTACTTCAACTCTTGATGCTATGGAAGTAAACTTCCTATCAGAAAGATGTTTAGTAACTCAAGCTGCTAACA